TCCTTAACAACAACTTCATGAGCAAACTTAGTTAACTGCTTTGTTTTTTCAATTTGGTCTTGTTCTTGTTTTTCTACCATGATAAAACTAAGTTGTTGTTCTTTAAATAGTTACTCTATACTAAGGTTACCTTAGTGCACGACCTTAGATTTCATAGAATTTAAGTGGGGAGGGGGTGCTGTTTAATGCACCTCCAATTGAAAACATTTAAATAATCTGGAAACTATAAAAATCATAGATTTTTATTTCCTATTTTTCAAAATTTGTTTTAAATTGAATTTGTAGTGCCTAAATTAGGTTTGTAGTGCCTAAATTACAGAAAGAAATAAAAAACGCTCGCTTTCACTCACTTATTTTTAATTAATTCCTTACTAATTCCTGTTCCCCCCCCTTCCCCCCCCAAGGGGGGGAATTAACAAATCTAAACTCCTAAAATAAACATATAAAAAGTTATTCGTCTTACCGAATAACTAAACAAAGTTTTTAAATATCTATTTTACTCATTCATCCAACCACTCCCCCATCCCCCTGCCCCCTTCCCCTTGGGAAGGGGGAATTAAACAAACAATTATAAATACTAAAAACTTAAATAAATATGGCAGTTCAAAACTATAATGGACACTGGAGTAGAAATGGTAAATCATCAGTTTATAGATATGAGATTAAATTAAGTAGCATTCATGTATATTTTCTACCAAAGAAAAATCAATCAATATACAGATTAAAATATGTTTACTTTAAAAGTAAGGTAGGAAATAATCTATTTGAAGAGATGTCTACTAAAGCAATTGCTAATAGAGGATTAAATACATTAATTAATAGAACTAATCCAACATCTTCTAGTCAATCTTCTTATTAATCAGTTCTATAAGGAGGAAAGTAGGAATTATAGGAGGAAAAGAGATAATTACAGCGATTTTGAAAGGATTTATATACATTCCTGGACATCAGCCCCACGCAAATTTTTTAAAAATATTTATATACTCAGAAATAGGTATATGGTCATGGACATCAAACTAGACGCATGGCAAAAGAAAGTTCTCGCAGTTCGGGATAACCTCTGCTTATGCTCTGGCCGTCAAGTTGGAAAATCCACAGTAATTGCTATCAAGGCAGGAGAGAGCGCAATCAAAGATAAAAAAACTATAATGGTAATAGCCCATGTAGAACGACAGGCGCTCCTCTTGTTTGAGAAAATCCTATCTCACATCTACAACAATCATAGGAAGATGATTAAGAAGGGAAAAGACCGCCCTACTAAGCACACTATAAAACTCATAAATGGCTCTATTATTCACTGCCTACCCACAGGAGATTCTGGTTATGGTATAAGAGGCTATACTATCAACGAACTCTATGCAGATGAAGCTCACTTCATTAAAGAAGATGTTTGGGCAGCAGTTACACCTATGTTAGCAACGACTGGAGGAACTATCAATCTGCTGTCAACCCCTTTTGGCACTGATGGCTACTTCTATCGTTGTTTCCATGATAAGAAGTTCACAAGAATCCACGTAAACTCAGAAGATGTTGCAGAAGCAAGGGATGAGCCGCAAAGGACTAACTTCATGGAATTCCTAAAAGATGAGAAGGCTAGAATGACCAAACTACAATATCAACAGGAATACCTCGGCTTATTTGTTGGGGGAATACAGAGATTCGTGCCAGATGAATTAATAGATCAAATCTGCACTGGAAACGTAGGTTATAAACCAATAGGGGATAAATTTCAAGGAATTGATGTAGCTAGGCTAGGAGGGGATGAAACAGTTATGGTTTCCCTGGATAGAATCAATAGAGATAGGCTAGTTCAGTTTGACATAGAAATCCCAGAAGCACAGAGATTAACCGACACAGTCAGGCTAATCATCCACAAAGACAAAGTAATTAATCATAAAGCAATTTATTTGGATGATGGTGGACTGGGTGTAGGGGTGTTAGACCCGCTATTAGAGGACAGACAAACAAGGCGAAAAGTGGAGGGCCTGAATAATGCTAAAAGAATAATAAATTACGAAATTGATGGAAAAGTGAGCAAAAAGAAACTTTTAGGTGTGGAAATGTCTATATTTCTTAAAAATTTGATGGAAAACAATAAAATTCAATTATTTGATGACCCGAAGATTAGACAGTCTTTGAGGTCTATGCAGTGTGATAACAGCGAGGGAACTTTGAGAATCTATGGCAATTACGACCATATATTCGAAGCATTGAAAAGAGCAGCCTATTCTATGAAAGACAAAAGTTTAAAACCTTATATATTCTAAACATAGCATGACAAACGGATTATCTGGACCAGCATTGGTAAAGGCAGGAGCAAATGTAAGCCCAGTAATGACAGCAAGTCTAGGCTTAGAGATGGATGGATTTATTACACAGGCAAGAGCATTTATTGATAACTTAACAAAAACAAGTGGAGTAGATAATGCCATGTTAGCTGAGTATGTTGAAAGAAGCGCAGCAGTTGAAGCTATAGCCTATGACATGAACTCATACACCACAAGAATAGAAGCTGAGGACCTAATCAATATCCACATATTCAGAATGAATCAAATTATAGAATTACTAAATGACCAGTCTATACAAGACTACATGGGAGTTTAAATGGTATTAAATTTTCCTGGACAACTGCAAAGTATATTCAAACCAAGTTTCGATTTAGGTCTAGGGTTTGGAGGAACAATAGAGCCTAAAGATACTCAAGCAGGACAAGGGGCAGCAGTAGACACAGATGAAGAAGGGCAAGATGTTATCTCAGTTGTAGGGGGAGGGACTACAAGTTCAAGACATGAATATAATATAATAGGAAATAAAGACGTGGAATTTGGAACATCCCCAACAGACCAGAACTATCAAATATTCACTGTTGGAGCAGTCGGAGCAGATGAAGACCATAACATAGATAGTATAAGAGTAAATATAAAAAAAGTTGGAACTCCTGGAACTTTATACGCCAATATATATGCAGAGAGTGCAGGAGAGCCAACTGGTGCTATATTAATGTCAGGACCAATAGTACAGGCAAGTGTGCCAGCAGGACCAAGCTGGGTCGAAATTAATATGGCCAGTGCATATACTTTAACTGCAGCAACAACTTATGCTTTAGTGTGGAGCGTGCCAGCAGGGGGAGATGGAAGTAATAATTATGTTCTACAGGAAAATGAAGTAGATGTTTATCCTGGGGGAGCAATAGGTTATGGAGAGCCTGGCTCATGGACAACTGCAACAGGAGATTATGGTTTTGAAGTATGGGGGACACCAGTATAATGGCAATGGATGTAACAAACACAAGCACGAGCACAGGACTAGACCAGTCTATAAAAATTCAAACAACATCGGCGGAAGATGTAGATAGAGCAACAATTAATGAAACAACCTGGCAGTCTACAATGTGGCCTACTTATAATGGTTATTACAAATCTCACATCTCTGTCAAATCCGTTATAAATAAACTAGGAATGTGGAGCGTTGGAAAAGGATTTAAGGCAGATGCAAAAACAACAAAGATTCTAGAAAAGATTAAAGGCTGGGGGAAGGATACTTTTAATGAAGTCATAGCAAACCAGTTAAGAGTTATGCACATTAACGGAGATTCTTATGCTGAAATAGTAAGAGACGGAAGCAAACTAATTAATCTAAAACCTCTTAACCCAGCAAGTATAATTCATCTTGTAGATTCTAAGGGAATGCTAAAAGGATATAAACAAGTACTTGCAAATGGAGAAGAACAACCTTTTGAATTAGAACAAATATTCCACCTATGTCTAAACAGAGACGCTGACGAAATTCATGGAACTGGAGATATAGAAAGCCTAACAACTTTCCTAGACAAAATCAAACAACTTGATGAAGACATGGCTGTAATGTTTCACAGATTCGTAGTGCCCCTTGTTATCTGGAAATTGAACACAGACGACCCAACAGCCATATCAACTTTTAAAACTCAAGAAAAAGCAGCATGGAACAAATCAGATAATTTGATCGTGCCAGAGCAAGCAGTGGACTGGTCTTTAATGGAAGCTGGAGTAGGTGTTGGAAAAATTATTGACCCGATGGTGTGGCGTAACAAGTGGACAGAAGAAGTAATTAAGGGCGGAGGAGTGCCAGCGCTAATCATGGCTATCGAGGCTGGAACAACAGAAGCATCTAGTAAAATGGTTTACCTTGCCTGGCAGCAAGTAATAGAAGATGCGCAATTAAAATTAGAATCACAAATATTAGCTCAGCTAGAGTTGAAAGTTAAGTATGAATTTCCAGCGAGGATTGAAGAAAACTTAGGAGAGGATGAAGGCAAGGATGGAGATATCAACACATCGAAAAAGTCAGAGGTTAAAATTACAACTAAATCGGCAGAACAAGGTTCTGTAAAGGCACCTAAATAATGGCTAAAAAAAAGGAACAAATAAATGCAAGTGTAATCATTGCTGGAATAGCGGCGTTAACTATATTAGAAGCGTGCGCTTTATTCAACGGCATAAATGGTACGCTTTTTACAATTGTAGTTGTAGTAATCGCTGCAGCAATTGGCGTAACAATTCCAACCCCTAATATTCTGAAAAGATAATTGAAAGGAGGTAAGAAGATGGAAGAAGAAGAAATAATAATTGATGAAAAAACAGAAGAAGAAAAGCCAGAGCCAGATAGCACTGGAGAGGGGAGCAAGCCAGAAACAATTACACTCGTTGACCAAGCAAATATTGCAGCAGAAAGGCTGGAAAATGCGAATAAACAAAAAGAAAAGTTATTAGTTGCAGAGGAAACATTGATGGCAAAGCAGAGACTAGCTGGTAGAGCAGAAGCTGGAGGAGAGCCAGCAAAGGAAGAAGAAATTTCTGACGCTGATTATGCAAATGAAGTTATGTCTGGAAAAAAGAATGAAAAAGAAAATTGATTTGAAAGTTGCTACTATAAAAGAAGCCTTATGGATTAGAGTAAGAGACGCAAGGAAAGTTACAATACAATCTTTAGAAGAAGACTTAATAGTTAATAAGGAAGTTCTTAAATTAGCTGAGAAATTCATTAAAGAAGAACGTGCACTTTGATTTTATAGCTGAGGGATGGAAGCCAGACTTAGATCAATTTGAAAACTGGATGAATACTAGAACTTTCTCTATGCCACTAAAACACAAAGACGGAAGCGTAACTATAGGGCAAGCCCCAGGAGCACTGAGACCAAGACGTGCTTATACTTATGTATTTCCAAGAGAACATTTACAGCAAGTAATTAACAGCCTAAACCCAGAGCGATGTGTTACTAGACATGATGGTGCAGGGACACCAATAGGAAGTTTCGCAGCAGCGTTTCTGAGGAAAGGATTAAGGTTAGAGAAATTTCCAGATGCAGAAGTTAATGGAATACAATTTCCTTTAGTTAAAAAGAATCTAAGGATAATCGGATTAGGTTGTAGAGATGATATTGATATTCTCCAAAAAGGAATAGAACATGAGGGGTTATAAATTTTGTTTATATAAAGCATACTTCGAGAAGGGCTATGCACTGACAGGATATTTAAAATATGTCATAGCCCTTTTTGGTTTATCGACGCTAAATCTAAAAGTAACAATGATAGCTGCAATGATATATGCTGTATCTTGTTTCCTAATTGGCTGGGGATGGTATCACTTCGGGATAATAAAAGCTGAGATAGAAGTAGGAAATAGGTTTAATCTGTTCGTAAAGGAAATGCGAAAGAATTATAAAGGCAATTAGGCACTACAATATTATGGCTAACGAAGCATTATTGAGAGATAGAATAAACGACCCTATTAACATGGCATGCGTTGATGGGTTGGGCATGGAAAAAGGAACTATATTAAAACTTTCTGGACCTAGAGGAGTTGGGCCAGCTACAGCTGATAACGATACTTTTGCGGGTATTTTACATAGAGAAAAGATAGCTGGAGATGGAAGAACTCAAGTGCCTGTTCACGTAGACGGGGTATTTGATTGTGTAATTCAAGGAGCTGTAACTCAAGGAGCAGACTTAACAATCTCAGGACCTAATATTCTTAAAGTATTTACTGCTGGAGACAGCGAGGATGGAGCTGTAGTTGGTAAGTGCTTAGAAACTGTAGCAGATACGGGGAACACAACTGCACAAGTATTACTTAAACATTAAAAATGGATAACTTACAAGAACAACCAAAAGAAGAAGAAGAAGAAAAGACTGAGGATTCTGAATAATGGCAGATACTAGAGGAATGCAAGACATCTTCGGACTAGATATAGATAGACTAGCTAAAGGCTTCGGTAGTCAGATGTACACTTTCTTAGCTGAGTGTCAAGTTGTAAAGATGAAAGGAGATAGTAAGAGATGGTTTCAAAAGACAGCAGGGACTTTAGCTGCAACAGCGCCATCGGTTACAAGTAATGTAGGAGCAGGAGCAAGACCAACAACTTTAGAAGTTAGCTGGACTAGAAATACTTCTTATAAAAAGACTTTCTTTGTTGAGGGTTTCCTTGATGACGAAGATATTGATGATGCAGAGATAGACACATTCGCAACTACTATTCGAGATTTAACCGAAGTTATTGTCAGAGACAGAGACGCTCACTTATGGGAGATTATGAGCGATAGTC